AGATGAAGCACAGGAAAGCAAAATACTTAGAAGCAATCAAAATATTGTTGCTGGTACTGCTTACTATTCTTTTAATCATTTCTATAAAACATGGGCGAATTATAAAAAGATAATTGAAAGTAATGGTGAAAAAAAGGCTTTAGAAGAAATTTTTCAAGGGGCAATACCAACTGGGTTTGACTGGAGAGATTATTCTATAATAAGACTTCCAGTAGAAATACTTCCTGTTGGTTTTATGGATGCTAAACAGATAACATCTGCTAGAATAAATAGTACGAAAGCAAATTATCTAATTGAGTATGGTGCTACATTTGCCACTGATTCTGATGGCTTTTTTAAACGAAGCTTAATTGAATCTTGTATTGTTGGAAAGGCAGAAAGCCCAATAAGTTTAGCAGATGGAGAAATACTTTTTCATGCTTCTTTACTTGGAGATGCTTCTGTACAACATGTTATGGCAATCGATCCAGCTTCCGAAAGAGATAACTTTGCTATAATTGTATTGGCCCTACATGCAGATCATCGAAGAATAGTTTACTGTTGGACAACTAATAGAAGTGCGTTTAAACAAAAAATGAACAAAGGTATTTCAAAAGAAAAAGATTTTTATAGTTATTGCTGTAGAAAAATTAGGGATTTAACTAAAGCTTTTCCAAATATGGTAAGGATATCACTCGATAGTCAAGGTGGTGGTGTTGCTATAGAGGAAGGTCTGCAAGATCCCAATAGGATCAATGAAGCAGAATCGCCAATATATAGAGTGATAGAACCTAACAAGTCAAAAGACACAGATGATAAGCGTGGTGAACATATTCTTCAAATGATTAATTTCGCAGATGGTAATTGGGTATTAGAAGCAAATCATGGTCTTCGTAAAGATATGGAGGATAAAGTTTTACTTTTTCCATTCTTTGATCCAGTATCAATAACTCTTGCAGAAGAAGAAGATATTGCTGCTGGAAGAAAAGAAGATTCAACAAATTTGTATGATACGCTAGAAGATTGTGTTATGGATATAGAAGAGTTAAAAGACGAGTTAGCCAGCATTGTTCATACCCAAACAATTGCTGGAAGAGATCGTTGGGATACGCCAGAAAGCAGAGATGTTGATGGTAAAAAAAATAGGATTAGAAAAGATAGGTATTCTGCTCTTTTGATGGCAAACATGATTGGAAGGATGTTTCAAAGAATTGAAGTTCAAGAAGAATACATACAAGCTGGTGGATTTGCATCAGCAGTAGAGACTAAGAACAGTGATGGACCTATGTACATTGGTCCAGAATGGTTTAAGCAAGCTACTAAGAATAGTGCTAATTATGGTACAGTTATTCCTACAAGGTGTAATAATATTTTAGAGTAATCAGATTACAATCAGATTAGGTGAAAAATGTCAGAAGAAAAACCGTTATTTGTTACTTGGGATGAAAATGATCCAAAATCAAAAGAAGCAGCATTTGCAAAATCTGCGTATGTTGATTCACTTCATCATACTTCTAAGGCTGGTACAGCTTTTCAAAATATATTACCCGGAAATATCTCTATTCGTGAATCATTTGATCGTAGGGATTATGACTTTTTTAGACCAGGCGAAAGCATACCTACCTTAGAAAAAGATATTATTTCTGCATGTATGCAAGCATATGAGCGTATAGGAATAGTTCGTAATGTAATAGATATGATGGCAGAATTTGCTTGTCAAGGGATTGATCTTGTTCACCCAAATGAAAAGATACAAACTTTTTATAGAGAATGGTTTTCAAAAATAAGTGGGGCAGAAAGAACTGAGCGTATTTTAAATATGCTCTATAGATCTGGTAATGTGATTGTAAAGAGATCAACTGCAAAGTTAAAAAACGCAGATGTTGAAAATCTACAAAAAGGTTTAGCAGCAGACATCCCAGTTGGTGAATCCATATCTGCTCCTAAAAATGAAATACCTTGGGGGTATACCATATATAACCCAGTAACCATAGAGGTTTTTGGCCAAGAATTAGTTCCATTTCTTGGGCCAAACTCATTTAGATATGGTGTTAGGATTCCAGAATCATTGCTGAAAAAAATAAAAAATCCACAAGACACTATTGAAAAAGATTTAATCGCTGGAATTTCTTTACAGAGTTTAACATCTGTATCTCAGGGCGGGAAGGCTTTGCCTCTTCCAGCAGATAAAACTAGTGCCATTTATTATAAAAGAGATGATTGGCAAGTTTGGGCAAGGCCCATGACATATTGCATACTTGAAGACTTAATGATGCTCAAGAAGATGAAGCTGGCAGATCTTGCAGCATTAGATGGTGCTGTTAGCCATATTCGTGTGTGGAAATTGGGTTCACTTGAACACAAGATTCTGCCAACTGAAACAGCGATAGGTCGCTTGGCAGATATGCTCATGAACAATGTTGGTGGTGGTTCAATAGATTTAATTTGGGGTCCAGAATTAGACTTTAAAGAAACATCGACTGATGTTGCAGCTTTCTTAGGTGAAGAAAAATACAAGCCAATTTTAAACGCAATATTTGCTGGATTAGGTATACCTCCGTCTTTAACTGGGTTACCAGCAGGACAGGGTTTCTCAAATAATTATATTAGCTTAAGAACATTGATTGAAAGACTTGATTATGGTCGTTCTTTGCTAATTGCATTTTGGGATAAAGAAATCAAACTTGTTCAACAGGCTATGGGTTTTAAAGTTCCAGCCCAAATAGTATTTGATCAACATACACTTTCTGATGAAGCTGCTGAAAAAAGATTGCTTATTGATCTTATGGATCGTGATCTTATTAGCGAAGAAGCAATTCAAGAAAGGTTTGATCTTATTCCTGAGATTGAAGCAGTTAGAAGAAAGCGTGAAATGCGTAAACGAGAAAGCAATAAAATACCTAAGAAAGCTGGTCCTTTTCATAATCCTCAGTTTGAAGACGATATTAAAAAGATGTGGGTTCAAATGGGAGTAATGTCACCAAAAGATTTTGGTATAGATGTTCAAACGCCAGTACCTGTGGCCAATGATATTAAACCTTCTGCGGAAGACAATGCCCAAAATCCAAAAGGTATATCTGGACAAGGAAGACCAGTTGGTATTAAAGATTCTGAGAAAAGGAAAAAGAAAGTTATTGTTCCAAAAACTGCTGCAAGATTGGTAGATACAATGGCATGGGCAGAACTTTGTCAAAAAAACATATCTGAACATGTTAACGCTGCTTATTTATCTTCTTTAAATAAAAAAAACCTTAGAGAGCTTTCATCTCAAGAATTTGAAAGCCTAGAAAAAACAAAATTTCATATACTCTGTCAAATTAAAGCAGATCAAAAAGTGGACAAGGATTTAATTAAAAAGATAATATCTTCAACTATGGAGATACCATTAAAAATACGGACTATTGTTAGTGTAGCAACAAAAAAATACATAGAAAAAGAAGGTACTCAACCCAACACCGAAATGAGAAGAAAGATTGAGGCATCATCAATAGCAATATACAGAGTAAATGAGATGCCATATGAAAACAGTGATACTGATAACATTGCATAGAAGATACTATGAATTTGTTAATTCAATAAAAAATATTAGATCTAAAAGTATTTTTGCAGATAATTTTCCAAGCATATTTGTGGTGTGGGCAGATCCAGATCCAAGTAGATATTGGCTTTTAAATGAATTAATCGAAGATAAAATAATAGAATTATTAATAACAAGACATATTTTACCAGGAGAAGATTTAAAAGTAGCAACAACTTTTTATGAGGCAAACAATATAAGGCTTGGTTTAGAAAATGTTTTTAGAGCTTATCCAAATTGTTTTTGCATAGTTCAAGCATCAGACATAATTATAACTGATTATGGTTTTAATTTGATGATAAATGAAATGAATCGTGGTGCAAACGGTGTTGTTTTTTACTGGTCGCCAGATGCATTTCATACAAATTGTTTTGCAATATGTAACAATAAAGATTACTGGCCTCCATTTGCAAAAAAAAATGACCCAAACATATTAGAACTATTATGGAAAAGAAATTTAATTTTAAAAAAAGTAAAAAATTTTTTAACGGCAATGTCTAATTATAATAATATAGCTTTTGAACATCATCATATTTCAGAGAACATGATTCCATTTCCTATAAAATATATTCCAAAAAACACTACAATTAATTGTTATGTTTCTGGTAGTATGAGTTTTATCAAAATTGTTTTGAATTTTTTTCGGTGTATTATTTTAGGAGATTGTAATGGCAAAAATAATTGTTAATTATGATACTAAAAAATCTAAATTGGAATTTTATTTTAATAATTCTGAAATAGAAGACATATTTTCAATATTTATTTATAGGGATATAACGAACAGTTATAAATACACAATGGAAATTGTGAGCGATGACGGAAGACAAACTATAAAAAATGGCGAAATAGTATCGCACAAAAATTCTGATTTATTTTTGAAGAAATTTTTAAACGCTATTGAGGTGCAGAACAATGAATAATATAGCTATTTACAAAGCCGAAATAGAAGATGGCCTAAAAGAAAAAATCTCTTCTAGTCTTACCATATCATCTTGTGTAGCAATAGAAGACTGCATCCCTTTTGAAGTTTCAGACTATAAGGCAATTGCTGAAAATAAAGGACAAGTAGATCTACATTATTTAAAATCTATTCTTGTTACAACTGGTTGGAATAAAAACGATGATGTTTTTGATCGTGCAGAAGTTTGGGTGGCAAGAACTAGTCCAGAAGATAAGCCTTTTAATTATGAGCATGATCAAAGTCAAATAATTGGTCATATAACATCTTGTAATGCAATTAATGTTGATGGTAGTAAAATACCTGACGGTAGTACAATAGATGAACTGCCTTCTAAATTTCATATTGCAACATCTGCCGTTCTTTATAAGTATTGGGAAGATGCAGAAAAACAACAAAGAATGAATGAAATTCTTTCTGAAATTTCGCAAGGTAAATGGTTTGTTTCAATGGAAGCATTATTCACCGCTTTTGACTATGCAATAATCGAAGGTGCAAATTCTAGGATTGTAGCAAGGAATGAAGAAACTGCATTTTTAACTAAATATCTTAGGTCTTATGGTGGAAATGGCGTATATAAAGATATGAAAATTGGTAGACTTTTGAAGAACATTACATTCTCTGGTAATGGTCTTGTTCGCAAACCAGCTAATCCAGAAAGTATTATTTTTCAAGAAACAGAAGCTTTTAAATCAAATTCGGGGTATCATTTAGGTGAGACTATAGTTTCAAAGGAGATAGATAAAATGAAAGATAATGAGAATCAATTTGAGGACATGCAAAAACAACTTGAAGACCTCAATGTTTCATTGGCTGAAGCCAATAAGAAAGTTGAAGATTTTCATGCTGAATCTGGCATGTTGAACAAAGAAAAAGAAAATATGGCCAATCAATTGGCAGAAGCTAAAAAAATGCTTGAACAAATGAAATCTTCTCATGAAGATATATCTAAAGAACTTCATACTATGAAGAAAGAGAAAAAACAAAGTGACCGTCTTTCTATGGTAATGGAAAAGATGGGCATGAATAAAGACGAGGCTATTAATGTAGTCAACTCTTTAGAAACTCTTGCGGATGAAGCTTTTGCTTCAAGCGTAAGTTATCAATCCGATTATATGAATAAAAAAATGTCTGAATATAAAAAATCTGAATCTGATAAAGATAAAACAGACCCTCTTGAATCTGAAAATCCTTCTGAAAAGAATGATCCAAATAATAAAAAAGAAGAAGATATGGAATATGATCCATCAGAAAGTAAAGCCTCAATTTCCATTTTGGATACCGCAGAAGTTAAGAATGATGCTGCTCTTGCAACTTCTGAGGTGGCTAGTGAAGTCAGGCAAGTAGCATCGCAAATTGCTTCGTATTTTGGTTTAGACAAACACGCCACAGCATAAGGAGAGAAATCTAATGGCAATTAAACCAGACCGCTTGATTAATGAAACCGACATCTCGTTGGTTTGCAATGATGTCCACGAAAAGGGCACAGTTCTTATTTATGGAACTGCTGCTTCTGGTGCTGGCATTGTAACCCCAGGTATTTGTGCCTATCAATCAGGTAGTCCTTCGGGCTACAAGGTTGCTGGTCTTAGCTTGGCAAACTTTGTTGACATCGATCAAACAAGAGTTCACCGTAACTTCCACAAAGACGAACAGGTAATTGGCGAAAAAGCACCACTTCTTCGGAAAGGTTATGTCATTACTAATAAAGTAACTGGCAGTCCTACCGTTGGTGATAAGGCTTATTTGACAGTTAGTGGTTTGGTAACCCCAACTATTTCTGCTGGTGGTGGTGAAGTTGCCACTCCTAGAGTTGGAACTTTTGCTGGTGCAAAAGACGAAAATGGTTATGTTAAAGTTTATGTTGAACTTCCAAACTAATAAGGAGAGATAAGAAAATGAAAAAGCCAACACCCGAAATGATTGAATTGCTTAAACAGTCTGGAAGCAATCAATTTGACCATGCGACTGCTGCTCAAGCTGAACTTGCAAAGGCATTAACCCTTCCTTTGCGACAAGGTGTTCTCAACGGTGACATCATTGGTGGCATCTTTGAACCTATCAATTTCCAGCCAGGTACATCTATTGAATTCCCATTAGATTTCCTTGCTCCTGGTTCTGAAAAAGATTTCGTTGCTTATACGATTCCTTCTCAGGGCAAAATTCCAGAACGACATGTTGAAGGTGACTTCGTAATGGTTCCAACTTATGAAGTTGGTTCCTCTATCGATTTTTCCTTGCGATATGCTAGGGATGCTCGTTGGGATTTAGTTGGTCGTGCTCTTCAAGTTCTTGAAGCCTCCTTTGTTCGCAAAATGAACAATGATGGCTGGCACACTATCCTTGCTGCTGGTGTAGGTCGTGGAATTGGTGTTTATGACGGTTCTGCCACAGATGGTTATTTTAGCAAGAGACTTGTAGCTCTTATGAAAACCTCTATGCGTAGGAATGGTGGTGGTAATAGTACCTCCATTAATCGTGGTAAACTCACCGACTTATATCTTTCTCCAGAATCTATGGAAGATGTTCGTAGTTGGAATATTGGTGAAGTTGACGATTTCACAAGGCGTGAAATTTTTGTAAGTCAAGACTTTGGTTTAACTAAAGTTTTTGGCGTAAACCTTCACGATATCGATGAACTTGGTGTTGGTCAAGAGTACAATAATTACTATCAAAATGTTCTTAGTGGAACTTTCTCTGATGGTAAATTGGAAATTGCTATCGGTCTTGATCTTGAAAAAGCAGATAGCTTTGTTATGCCTGTTCGTCAGGATATCGAAGTATTTGAAGACCCAACTTTCCATCGTCAGCGTAGAATGGGCATGTATGGTTTCGGAGAACACGGCTTCGCTGTTCTTGATAACCGTAGGGTGCTTATTGGTCAACTCTAAGACCATGTTTTTAAAAAAAATAGCGACTCCAGTATTTACTGGGGTCGTTTTTTTTAATATAATAGCATAGGATAAAATATTAAGGAGAGTCTTATGAGTAAAGAGCCAAACATATTTGAAAAAGCTGCTAATTTTGCAAAAGCTGCTGTTAAGCATGTTGCTGCTGGTATGCCAAAAGTTTCAGATGAGCAATTAAAAATTAGACTTGATATTTGTGATACATGTCCAGAAGTTAATAAAGATAATCCAAATTGGACATGCACAAAATGTGGGTGTAACTTAAAGATAAAAGCTAGTTGGGCTACTCAAGATTGTCCTATTAAAAAGTGGCCAGCCATTACTTAAAAGATGGTGTATTTATCTTTGGAGAAAATAAAATATGCACTTCCAAAGAAACATAACAAGAATACAAGATCAAGATGACTTTTCTGGAGTACCAGCCTCTGGAGAAGTTATTTCATTTGATGGGATAAACTTTTCTACATCAGATATTACTGGATATCAAGGATCGCAAGGAAATCAGGGTATTCAAGGCATGATTGGTGTTCAAGGACATCAAGGACAAATTGGCGAACAAGGTCTACAAGGAGATCAAGGTGACCAAGGTAATCAAGGATCTATTGGTATTGGCCTTACTTTTCGTGGAGCCTATAACCCTAGTTCACAATATTATGTAAATGATGTAGTTACATATGGTGGTTCGTCTTGGATTTGCATATCAACTATTGATAGGGTTACCCCTGCGGAAAATAGTTGGTGGACAATTTTTGCTGAAAAAGGAACAACTGGATCGCAAGGATCGCAAGGATCTCAAGGAAGACAAGGTTTTCAAGGAAATCAAGGAAATCAAGGAAGACAAGGTTTTCAAGGAAATCAAGGAAGACAAGGATTCCAAGGCATTATTGGAACA